CAATTAATCGTCATACCCTTGAGCCCGTAACAGCTGATGACATTTTTACGTTCTCAGGTGTTTGCTCAAATGACCGATTAGATTCTTATTTCACAAGAATGGACCCTGTAACCACATTAAGAAACTATGCTGCTGATTTAAACAATGGCGTGAGTTTATTAGGGAACCACAATATTTACACAGCTCCTTTTGGACGTTCATATGGTGGTCAGTTGATTCAAGACGATACCGACAATGCAAATGCAGTGCGCGGTGATTGGTACATCCTTAAAGGTGTAAAAATTAATGGTGAGTCTACAGATGACACCATACGAGCTATTAAAGCTGGTATTACACGTGATATGTCTGTTGGGTTTTCAGATGAATCCTATCGTTGTGGATCTTGTGGACGCGACTTATGGGATTGGGAATGTCCACATATTCCAGGACTAGAAGATGAAAACAGTAGAATGTCCTTTGCTTGGATTGAAAATGCTAGGCTTAGAGAGGTATCGACTGTATATAAAGGCGCTACACCTGGTGCTTACATCGACAAAGCGAGAGCTTATGTCCAACAAGGTGAATTAGAAGAAAACAAAATAGCGAAATTAGAGCAACGCTTCCAAACTCGTTTTGAACGAAAAGATGGCGTTGCTTTTTTTATGCCTAAAAGGGAGGATAACAAAAGCATGAATTTAATTGAGCAAATTCGTACAGCTCTTCAAAAGAATGAGATTGAGAAATCACGTGTTTATGAAATTTTGCAAGGTGAAGGTGAAAAGTTTCGTCAGCCAGATGATATGGCAATACGCAATGAGTTGGGCGAACAAGCCACCGTAGAAGGCGTTAAGCAATTAAAGGTAGAAGCGGAACAAGGTCGTCAATATGCATCAGATTTGGTTGACCAAGCTGTTGCGGCTCGTACTCGTGCTCAAGGTGATGGTTTCAATGCTGAATCTTATAAAAACGTGTTAGTTCGTTCAGCTGATCTTGACTATATCAAAGAGGAAATTAAAGCTTACGAAGAAATGGCAGGACAACGTTTCACAGGAGGTCGTCAAACAAACCCTGATGATCCTAACCGTGGTCAAGGCGGAGGAGATCCAGAGGAGAATATCATTGTTTCAGAATCATATAAAGGAGATGACAAGTAATGTTTAACAAAGTAGGCGGTATTGTACCAGATAGTTATGGATTATCTCTCACTGTTTTTGCGCAGGATGCTACAGCAGATAAGCCTGTAAAAGCAGGAACACCACTTAAATTAGCAACTACAGGGGCTTATCATGCAGTTAAATGCGCTGATGGTGATGCTATTCAGCTAGTGGCCAAGCATAATGTTACATCAAAAGATGCACCTCTTGGCGTTTATGATTACGGGCACTCCCGTAACAATGAATTTCCTTATAGCGGTACAATCGCTGTTGGTGATTCAGTTGTTGCCGATGCAAACGGTGGGGTTAAGAAGGCCGCAGCTGCTAACGGTACTTACGTAGTATTGGTTAATTCAAGTAAAAAGACAGTAGAAGTTCTACTGCCTTAATGGAGGGGAAATCATGAAATTTACAGGCAAAATTAAAAATAGTCGTGGGGAAATCGTTGAATTAAAAAATGGCTCAGAATTACGAACTGCTATGAAAGATTCAGCAGGGAAAGACGGGCGTATTGCTGGCCAAGCTGAGGAATTACTTAGTAAAAATAGTTCTGCTACTTTCCGTTCTTATCTTGCTTCTCAAGGCGTGACAGTAAAAGATGCTGTTCGGGCATTAGGAATTGAGGACATTAACTCTCAACAGGTTCGCGCTCTTTATCAAAATGACAATACAAAACCTTTGTTCAATGCTGTATTAGAAGATGGATTTCGTGAAGGTTTCCTAGCTGGTGGACGTTCTGATCAATTAGTTGGTCAAACAATCAGTATGGATCAAATGAGTTACCAGTACTACACATTAGAAAATAAGGACAATGATGATCTAGACCTAGCCTTCATTGGTCAAGGCGCTCCAATTCCGGTTGTAAGTATCAAATTAGATACAGACCATACAATCTTCGTGTACAAGCGCGGTGGTGGTATTGAAATCACGGACGAAGCAAAAGCAATGCGCTTTGATATGCTTTCCCTTCACTTACGAAAACGTGGTGTGCAAATTGGCCGCACTGAAGAAAAACTAGCTGTTCATCGTTTATTAAATGGCTATTTCAAAGATGGCACAGATGCAGCTCCTACGCTTGGAGTGAAAACTGCGAATGATTGGACACTAGCTGATATTTGGTATGCAAAACAATACGCATTTCAAAAATACGGTTTTAACTATACAAAATGCTTAATGAACCTAAAAACAGCAGAAAAGTGGGCAACTCAAAAAGAGGCGAATGGAAACTTCATTTTCCTTAATGAACTTAAAAATGGGGATATGCCAGATGTACTGGATTATCAGCCGTTTATTTCTGAAGATATTCCAGATGGCCGCATGGTATTAGTAGATCCTAGATTCGCTCTAGCTAAATATCAATTTAAGCCATTCTCTGTTGAAAATGACCGTGATGTGAAAACGCAGGTTGAGGGTTCATATGCAACGGAAACATCTGATTACATCCCGTTTGACCCAAATGCTCGTATGATTTTAACTCTTGATGCAGCTAGATCATAAGGAGGGATAACATGGCAGCAGCTAACAAGAAAAAATATAAATTAAAAGACCCTGCTACTCAGTTCGCTGAGGTGACTAGTGAAGGGTCTTTTTCATTGGCCGGAGAGCAGGAAAAGGAGTTACCAAAGAATCCTTCTCGCGAGCTTTTAAAGCGTATTGAAGCAGGTTTCATTATCGAGGTGAAGTAACATGCCTTATGCAACAGTAAAAGAGGTCAAGGAGCTCGTTTCATTTGCTGAAATTGCTGCTCTTACTGACATCAAAATACAAGGATATATTGACCGTGCTACATCTTGGATTCATCGAGAAGCTCAACGAAAGTTTAAGAGTGAAACAGATGAGGACCTGCTTGCTGATTTACGTACAGCTACCGTATTGCTTGTTGAGTACCTTTGGTACCAGGATAACCCTGATATTAAAGAGAGCTCATTAAGCCCTATCGAAACAGAAAAGATAGGTTCCTACTCTTACACTATGAGGGATGTTCAAACAGTGGACTCCATCAAAGAGAGGGAATATGAAGGAGCGCGTACAGGCATTAAAGAGCTTGATTTAATTTTGCAGTCTCTTAAGCAGGATATCCTAACAGGCATTTCGTTCTTTTCTGTCTCAGGCCCTTCAAGTGGGTACGGTGTATGAGATTCGGACGTATTCTTAGTCATCGCTGCACAATTGTTTTAATTGGCCAGAAGATAGGTGAAACCGGGTATGGAAAGCCTGTTTATGGTGAGTTACCTATTGAAAATGTTCCTTGCCGCGCTGATCAGATTATGCGAAGAGCTTCTGTTGATCAGTACGGAGTGGACTTCATCACTGAAAACATTTTGTTTATAGGTCCTGATAGACAAATTCCAAGTGATGCAAAGATAAAAGATATTCAGGATTTAAAAGGGAATGTCGTTTTAGAAGGCGTGTATTCACCTGAAAACGTAAGGCCTGTTTATTCGAAAGTGCGTCTTCATCACTATGAAATCACACTTCAAAAGGAGAGTGATGGAAGTGGCGAAAAAGAATCTTAAGTTTGATTTCAAAATTGATCAATCTGTAAAAGATCAGCTATCTCCTGAAAAGTTGAAAGAGGCTAGGAGAAATGCTGTTACTGCTGCTGGAATGGTGTGGGCTGATGAAACAAAGGAGATTGTGCGAGAAGATGATCATATCGATACTTCCCTGTACATTAACTCCATTGGGTACCTCACAGATATTCCAGCCCAGGACAAAACCGGAAAGGGTTCACGTAAAGCTACTCAAAATGATGTGATAAACGAGCTTATTGAAGGTGCTGACACAACCACCCTGCTAACAGGCTCAGGAGTTAGTTACGCTGAAATTCTCGAAAAGAAATATAACATTATGGCTCGCGGATTAGACCGTGCTAGTGAAAGAATGAGCCGTGTAGCACAGGTTCAAATCCAAAAGACATTAGATTTATAGGAGGCACTCATGATTAAGTATGTAGATCCTATTCCTCCTATCCTTCGATTTTATAAAAGTCGAACAGATTATCATATAGACGCTAATACCTTTCAATCCAATATTAGTGAAGGGTTATTAGTTCGTAGCGCCGGAGGTATCGGTTTTAGCCGTATCCAGCTTATTTATCGTGCTTCAGAAGAATCAGAAGCAATGAGCAAATTAATCACTTGTATCAATTTATTAGAAGCTCAATCTGCCTCTATACAAGGTTTAAGGATTCAGTGGTGTGAAAGGGAGTCAAACCCAATTCCATCACGAGATGAGGACACAGATAAGCCAGAAGCATGGTGCTACATGCGCTTGGAACATTTAGAAGCATAGGAGGTCGTTTCATTGGCTGAAAAAAATGAAAGTAAGTCAAAACAAATAACTGAACGTAAGATTATCTGCAAAGGCCCCGTTGATAAAAACAATGGGGCTATTATTTTTCGCTTACCACCTGAAAGAAAAGATGGGAAGCCCTTTGATATTGTGCAAGGTCAAACCCTTACTGTAGGTTCTGATATCTCAGAGG